TTAATAGTTTTGACAAGTTTTCTAAAAATAGTAATATTTCGTGCATGTATATTTTTCTTATCATATTTAAAATCCACGTTTAATAATTCTAAAATACTGGTTTTATTTTCCAGTAAAATATTAGATATTTTTTCAGAATTTTGTTCAATTTCGGCTTCACTAATTTTTTTAAAGTCTGATAAAATTAATATCTGTTTGTTTATGATTTTACTAATTTCTTGAAAAATTTTTAATATGAGATTGTATTTATCCTTATTAAGATCAAATAAGGTTTTTTGTGTTTCCAATATTTTTTTATTATAAATAGGTAATTCCATCATATCTTTTTTACATTTTATCATTTCTTGTTACTTTAATAATAATGTAATATTATAATTTTTATATTTCATTTTTTCACATTCATCTATATAGGTATGGATGGAAAAATCATCAAATCACCACAAGATAAGAGTAATTACCAACTTAAAAAATTAAATAATGGAATTGAATCATTATTGATTTCTGATAGTGAAAGTAAATTATCATACGTTGCAATAATAATTGGTACAGGTTCATTTCATGAGACAGATATTTTAGGATTAGCTCATTTTTTAGAACATATGCTTTTTTTAGGAACTAGTAAATATCCAGACAATAATAAATATTTTGAATATATCAATGCTCATGGAGGTATAACAAACGCATTTACCGATACACAAAAAACATGTTATTACTTTTCAATAGATGAAGAGTATCTGGAAAATGCGATTGATATTTTCAGTCAATTTTTGATTGAGCCGTTGTTCAAACCTGATTTGATTGATAAAGAAATAAATTCTGTTGATTCGGAATATAAAAAAAATATCGGTCTTTACCAATTTCAAATTCGACAAGCATTAAAAATAATGTCTAATGATAATCATCCATTTAAAAATTTTGATATTGGATCTAACGAAACTTTACATTGTGAAAATATTAGAGAAAAATTAATAGCATTCTATCATCAATATTATGTTCCAACTAATACAAAATTACTTATTTTAAGTAAAAGAAATTTAGATGACTTTAATAATTTAACAAAATATTTTGAAGCGATTCCAAAAACAAATGAAGATATAATCACCAGAAATTTTGGAAAACCATTTCAACCCAATAGACAAATTAAAATCATTCCAAATAATAAATCTGATACATTGATATTGTTTTGGGCATTGCCGTATAATAGAAATTATTCAAAATTTAAAATGTTAAAATATATATTTTATTTACTTGGAAGAGAAACAACAGGAACACTGACAAATATTTTAATCAATAATGGATTAATTGAAAATTTATCGGTAGCACCGTATATGAATTTTGGGGATTACATAATTATTAATCTGGAAATACAATTGACAAAATATGGTTATTCTCAACGTGATGTGATTTTAGACATTATCAATAATTATATCAATACATTAATTCAAAATGGATTAGATAAGGATAATTTCAAATTATTTGGAAAATGTACGAAATTAAATTATTTATTTGAAGAGCAAAAATATTCACAAGATAAGATGATGGAAATCATAGAAAATATTTGTATGTTCGATGCTACATTGGCTGAAAGTATATCATTGAATTCATTGATTTGTAAATATAATCAGGAGAATATTGAATTGTACAATCAAATTATCTCGGAATTTAAACTTGACAAGAGTATTATTGTGATGAGTTCTGAAAAATGTACTCCCGAAGTTAATCAAATGGAAAAATGGTTTCAATTGAGATATGCAATTGATAATTTTCCAGTAATTAATAAGAAAATTTATAATTTTGAAAATATTTACGATTTCAATACCATATTTATTCCAGAAAAATTAATTGTTTATAAAAATAGAGAAACTTTTAATCAACCAATAAAATTAGATTTTCCATATGAAATGTGGTATAATTACGAAGATATAACAATTCCGAAAGTTAATATAATTGTTGAAATTACAATCCCAGAAATCTATAGTGATATTAAAAAATTTGTAAGTATGAATATTTTATTAATTATTATTCAACGACATCTGAAAGCAGTATTATATGATGCTAAATTATGTCACACGACATATGATATTCAATTAATTCGTGATAGATTAGCAATTAATATGTATGGGTTTAATGATAAAATAGCAACAATGTTAAATACTATTATTGAATATCTTTTAACGATTGATGATAAATACAATTTATTTACATATGGTCTTGAAATATACAGAAATTATTTAGAGAATCAACTTCGTTCATCACCACACGAAGCATTGAAAAAAATAATATATGAGACATTATATCAAACAAATTATACATATAATGAACAATTAAAAACATTAAATTATCTGAAATCGTCTGATGTATTTAATATAAATTTAAAAAATAATTCAAATATTAAATGTTTGGTAAATGGAAGTATTACTAAAAATAATTGTATTGAAATTGGTAAAACAATATTGAAAATGTACAATTCAAATCAATCAATAGCGTACAATCCGATAGTTAAGGATAATGAAAAATCATGGCAAATACGAAAATATCAAACTGGTGATTTTAATGTTAATTTTCACAATCCAAATGAAAATGAAAAAAATGTAGTATGTTGTGTTTTAATTTGTTCTGATGAAATGAATATTCAAGATGATATTTTCAACAAATATTACGTGTTGAATGTATTGGTAAGTAAAATATTATCTGACAAATTTTTCCATTTATTAAGAACGAAAAAACAACTTGGATATATTGTGAAAAATGGATATAATACAGTTGGTATAAATAAAGTCAGGCAATATCAAAGATATTTAATTCAATCATCCGAATATCATGTGAAAGATTTAATTAGTAATATTAATGATTTTTTTATTGAGATGAAAAAACATATTAATAATATCACATATTTATATCTAAATGATTATATTAAATCATGTATCAATAAATTAATAGAAAGGAAGAAAACTCTTGAAGAACGAACTGATGATTTATTTATTCCTATTACAAATGAAACATACGATTATAATTATAAACTCAAATTAATTAATGAATTTAAGAAAGTTACTCCAGCTGATGTAAAAATATTTTATGAAAAATATTTTATCAGTAATGAAAGAAGAAAAATCATTATTACATATCAATGATACATGAAACGTTTCATATTTTGAATAGAATGTTTAGTTTCAGCAATTTTATCGTCAATTAGTTGTTTAACAGCCTCGTCTTGGTCAGTTAGTAAAATTTTAATATGGTCGAGAATTTCAGTTGTAATTTGTTGTTTCATTGTATCAACAAGAGTATGAGAAATTGGTTGTTGAATGAAAGTATTTAGATTATTTTGAAGTTCGAATAGTTTTTTAGAAGTAGTATCGAGTGCTTTAGTATGATTGTTAATTTTTCCTTCTAGTTCAGTGAGAATTGCTTTTGGAACTTTTTCGGCAACTGATGTTTTTAATTTTTCAATATCAGTTCTTAGAGATGATACGGATGATTGCATTCTGGCATGTTCCGCTAGTAATTTATCAAAATTTTCTGTTAATTTCGATACATTAGTGGTATCTTGTTCAGGTTGTGTTTCCATTCTATTTTATCTTATATATGTAATTTATATTTTTTGATATTTAATTCAACGCAGAAATTTACAAATTTAAAAATAATAAAGTAATGTATAACTATGGATAAATATAATTTTTATAAAAATATTTTTGATGGTATATCGACGATTGATGATATTAATTTCCTCAAAGAAAAATGTCCTAAGGAAGATATGAAAATAATTGATTCTGTAATATATTCAAAAGTATTGAATGCTGAATTAAGTATAATACAAATGAATAATTTAATTAAAACATTGTCAGAAATGAAATATAAGGAAATATGTATGAAATATATAGATGATTTCAAGAAAAATTTATTGTATAAAATAACTAATCAATATAATGAAACTAATTCACAATATGTTTATAAAACATTTATTGAAAACAAAAATAATATATTATCGTGTAGACAATTACAGAATGATATTATAACAAAAATAATATCTTCAAAAATTAATGATTATACATATATAGATTTACCTAAAATTGATAGAGAATGTCCTCATTGTGGTAAAAATAATAAAGCAAAATTTGGAACAGAATATATTATTTGTGGAATTGATACATTAGGAATCGTACCAATTGAGAATGGAGAATATAATAGTTCTTGTCATAATGATTGGTGTTTTAAATGTGGAAAGAAATTATGTAAGAACTGGTATAAACACGAACTATTTATTGAAAATAATCGTACTCATAATGATATTTGTTGTAAAATGCATTCGTTGGAAAATAATTTTAAATATCCAGATGATTATTGTCAATGTAATCGTTCTAGTTTCTTTTTATTTTAATTTGACTTAATCATTGGTAGAATCATTATTAAAACTATTAAACAACAACATAGTAAAGATGAAATCAATACAGCAGCTACACCAGCAGCACCAAGATATTTATATGGTAATAATGAATCTAAAATCTTGGCAATTCCATCTGTGATTGATTCAATAATTCCTTTATTTTCAACTTTTGCTCCAGCATTACCTGATTGATCAGCCTCTGATTTATTAATGACTTCATCAACAACTTTAACACCTATTGTATCAAGTGTTTTTTGTAAAGTTTCACTTACCGCACTTGATACATTTTTACATTTTGCCAACATACTCGCACCTAATTTTTGATTTATAGGAGCAACATTAATATTTTTTCCAGATTTATTATCTTTAATTGAAACAGATTGAGATTGGAAAATTTGAGAGATACAACTTTGAACCGTTTCTGTAGTTAATTTATTAGCAAGATTAGTCTGAAGAATATTTTGTATATTTTGTGTGTTTTCATTAATTTTTGTAGTATTTGCTATATTTGTCGTTTTTGCTCCTGCTTCAGCTTTAGCAGTTGTAAAAGCTGATGTTTTTGTTTCAGATTCTGCTATAGCTTCCATTTTGACGAGTGTTTGATTATCAGTTCTATTTTGAATTTCTGTCATAGCATTTTTAATAAAATCTAATCCTGCTGATGTCGTGACTTCGTCCATATTTAAACCATCAAATGTCATTGTTGCAGAAGCATCTTGTGTAATACCACTACCAGTTTCTCCTTTAGGTGCATATCCAAAGTTTATGTCTCCTTCGGATACATTCCCGGAAAATTCGATAACTTGATTTTGGAATATATTTGCTGCATTAGAATTAGCTTTTTTTGTAATCGTTTCAGCAATAACAGATGACATATTGGAATTTAATTGACTAAAATCATTTTTTGTCATTTGCATATCATTAATTATATTAGTTGATTCTGTTTGTGATTTCGAACCACAATCACCTACTAGACCAAGAACACAAATTCCCATTAGATATTATTATAATATAATAAAATATTATAATTAATTTACATAATAAATAATAATAAAATAATAATTAAAAAACAACAACACACCGATATACTTAATCCTATACCAGCTCCACCAAAAATCCAAAGTTGGGTATTATCTTTTTTATCACATAAATCACCAGTACAATTTCGAGTTGTATCTGGTTTAGTTGTTTTACAAGAACTATCAGATGTAGGGTTGTTATCTTTGTTAACACATGTAACAGTTCGAACTTGTTTACAATTTTTAGAACAAGATGACCAATCACCTAATTTCCAATTATGCGTAAGAGTACATGAATCTCCGGTACAAGTTTGCATTGTTTCTTGTTTTGTTCCAGAACATTTGGAAGCATCAACAGTATTATTTTTATCATCAACGCAAGTAATTGCTCTTGTTTGTTTACAATCAGACGAACATGAAGACCAATTTCCCGGTGACCATTTATATGTTCCAGCACCAGTTCCAGCACCAGTACCAGTACCAGTACCAGCACCAGTTCCAGTTCCAGCACCAGTTCCAGCACCAGTACCAGTAGAACCTCCGGATGAACTACATTGTTGATTTTGATTAAAATCACCAATATTTATGTTACCAACAGCTTTATTTTCATCAACATTTGCAATTGCGAGACATAAAACATGACTTGGACAAGGTATATTTTTTTCTGTTTCGTTTTTTGAAACAGGATCTTGATAAGATTTTGATGTATCCATACAACCGGGCATATAACATTTTGGAGACAATGCAGTTAGTTTATTTTTATCTTCAAGTGATAAAATAGCTAATTTTCTGGGTTCAATTAAATCAATCATTTTTTGTCCATAACAATGACATTCGGGTTTGTATAATTCCCAATCACTTGCTTCCCATCCACTTCTGTTTCTCATAAAATCTTCTTTAACATTTGTACAATAAGTTGCCATAAATTGATTACATTTTTCTGAATTTGGTTTATAATCATTTAAATTATTTGCACAAAAACCATCAGGAACATCTATTTCCTTTTCAAAAATTTCATAAGTTTTATTAATTGATTGTGCAATACCAAACTTATTAATATCCCATTTATCTTTTGGAACGGGAATATTAATTTTCAGTTTTTTACCTTCTTTAGCCATACAACATGCACGTTTAGCATTAACGCCCGTTAATAATTTTTTATAATCGGAAAAATCATTCATGGAAAGACCAGTTTCTTTACTTAATCTTTTTAATAAATCATCATCTTTATCGTTAATATACATTGTAGCAAATAATAAAGGACTCATATCAGCTGGAACATAATTTAAATTTATTGGTGGTAAATCACCCAGTTCTCGATTATCTGTCATTATATATTTATGTTATATAATTATGTTATATAATTATATAATATGGGAATCCAAGAAAGTCATATGGCATGTATAGATGAAACACGGAAATGTTCTTTTTCAGAACCTGTTCCATATAATACATATGATGAATATGCATTATCTATTCCATATTCTGATCCAGCCAAAGAAGAAAAAATTAAACAATTTGTATGTAAAGGTAATAATGGAAACGTAGTACAATGTTGTAATCCGAAAAGTCCAAATTCAACTGAAATATTAACTGAAAAAAAACATAAATTAATTAAACCAATATATGATGCTTCTGGTAATATAATACAATATCAAGTTTGTAAATGTTCGACAGATGAATGTAAGAAGGAGAATTGCTCTGATTTTAAACAACCAACCAGATATGAAGCATGTAAAGCCAGAAGTGTAGATAATAAAAACATTGATAGTACAAATTCCTATTATGATATTATTTCTACAGAAAACACCTACCCCGATTGTTATGCTCCATGTAATTAAAATATAAATTGATTTATTTGTAAGCGTCCAAATAAATCAAAAAAATTAATTTTCAAATATATACTAAAAATGATATTTAATCTATTGTATTCATCATCATTATTATCTGGTAATAAAAACAGAAATATATTTTTGTATGCTATAGGTTCATTAATATATGTTGTTCTACATTGGATATTGTTTTCCGATTTAGGTGCAAGAATTCCATATTCAGATAAAGTACGTAATATAATTTATCTCATTTTCATTGGAGATACAATAATGACATTGAAAGCATATCAAAAGAGCAAACAAGAAGCGAAGGATTTCGAAAGAGCTTCATGTTCAAGACATACTCCAACATTTGAAGAAATGCCAGAAGAAGAAATGGAACAAAACTATCAACGTCACAGACAACTCCAAAATCAACCTCATATGTCACAAGAAGAACAACAAATGCACGAAGCCAGAATGTGTGTGAATGGACAATGTCAATTACCAAAAGAATCACAATCAAAGAAACAACAAGAAGAACCTGAACAACAACCAGAAGATAAAGAAAGCACTGAAGAAATTCCTGAATACAAACCAGAAAAACAAGAAGAAATACAACCAACACCCACACCAGAAGAACCAGAAATTCCTGTATATGAAACAAAGAAAGAACCTATAGAACAATTAGGTTAAATTATTTTTGAACTGTAGGACACCAATATGTAGTTCTACCACTAATTATTTTATCACCAATAACTTCATTTCCATCATCATCTTCTTTACGACGATAAACTTGAAATTGAAAGGTTTCATCTTTTGTTTTTACATTTCCGAGATAATTTGGGAATTTTCCATCTTTAATATTTTTACTATGAGTTTCCAGAAATTTTTCCAGATGTTCAACATATTCTGTAATATTAGATATATAACAGAGACGTAAAGTATAATTAATTGATTTATACAATTTTTTGAGGTCATCTTTTTCCAGAGAACCGATTGTTCGATGTGGAGAAATTTTAGCACGATACAATATTTCAGGTACGAGATAATTTCCCAATCCACTACCAATTCCATCTTTACTTTCTTGAGACATTAGAACAATAACAATTTTTTTCTTTTTATTTTTATAATCTTGAAATTTGTTTTGAAATTCTTCTAATGACGAAGGTGTTTTTAGAAAATCCGGTGCTAATTTATTTAATTTTTTATTTAAAACTTTAATATCATCTGTAAATTCAATAGTACCAAAATTTCTAACATCACCAAAATACATTTTATATTTTGAATTTTTAGATTTAATAGAAAATCTAATATTGGAAGCATCAATTTTATCAAACGCCCATGTTCCAGTCAAACCGTAAGTATTTAACATGTAAAATATTTTATCATCATGTTTCAATGTCATCCACATAAATTTTCCTTTAGTATCAATATCTTCAATTTGAAGTGGAAATTGTAAATCATCGAAACCCTTAATAGGTTTCTTGAGATAGCGACCACGTAATATTTTAATTCCTATTATTGTATCACCAATAGCAGAACTGAGATATTGTGATGTTAAACAAACTTCACAGACTTCCGGCATTTTATAATATAATTAATTGTATTATTTTTTATATAAAAAAAATCAATTTTTTTTATATAACAATATTATAATGCCGAAAACGTGTCAGAAAGGAGAAATTTGGAGAGTTGGTTATGTTCGAAAATCTTCAAAGAAAGGAAGTAAAAAAGTAATGGTTCCCGGTAAATGTATAAAAGCAACAAGTCAAACTGGAGAGAAAACATCTGTTATAATGCGACAAATGTTAAAAGAAAAAGAAAAGATACACGAACTTGCTAGAGAAAAAATGGGAACACCAAAATGCAAGAAGGGAGAAATAATTCGTGAGGGTTATCGGAGAACATCCAAATCTGGAAAGAAAATATTAGTTGCTCCAACATGTGTAAAAGACATAGGAAAAGCAGGAAAACAAAAACAAATATTTTTAATTGAACCTGGAAGATTATCTAAGTATGGATACGATGATGTGGCTGAAAGATCTGACTTAGCCAGACACAAAGCATTGACAACAGCGGTAGAATCAGGGGAAAAACCACTATCAGTAAGTCGTCGTCTGAATGCTCTTGCTACATTAACAAAGAATACCAATCCTAAAATATCCATGAGATTCAAACAAGATTCTGAATGGATAAAACGTAGTTCAAAAAAATTGAAAAATGAAACATATTAAAAAGAAAATGAATAGTAGATTATATAGATATAATAAATGGAGCTGCAATTGTTGGAGCTGTTGCGTGATAGGCAGAATACGATGCTGAGGTTTACGAATGAATTCAAGATTTTCTCCTGTTTTTTTCGATTAGACCGGGGGGGAAATCACGCACTAAATTAATATTTGGAGAAAATTCACCGAGATATGCATATACAGGAATTCCAATTTCAACACATGCAGAAATAGATGCTTTACAAAAAATAAAAAACGACTATTCAAATAATAAAAAAATTTTCAAAGGTGATTTATTAGTTGTGAAAATATCAAAAACAGGATTGTTAAGTAATGCAACTCCATGTTTTCATTGCCTAAAACAATTACATGATGCTAAATATGTCAGTATCAAAAATGTTTATTATTCTGATTCTACAGGAAAAATAATATGTCAAAAATTTGAGGATTTGGTTAATTCGCCAATTAAATTTATATCAAGTGGTTATCGTCATCGTATGAAACTACCAAGACCAAATGGACGTTGCGATTGTTGTTAATTTTTTTATTTACTAAAAATAAAAAAATATTTAATTTACATTTTATTTACAGCATGGAAAACATGAACATTTTACAGATCCAATCTTAAATTTAACTAATAGAACAACTTGTTCTATGATACCATTTACTACGCTAAATTGTGCTTCATCAGTAATTAGAAGGGATAAAACGATTCTAACGAGTAGTGACGTGAGTTCAATAATATCATTGGATGAAATTGTTATTTTACTTTTATCGGTTGCTAGAAATTCGTTAATAGAAGTATATACGCCAAATATCATACTAAGAAAATATGGAGTATCTTGTAAATCAATTTTATTATCCTTAAAAATTTGGATAATATTAGGAACAATGCAATTATATAAAACGGCTTGATTTTTCATAAACTTGAAAATTTTTTGTTGGTCTTGTTGTTGAAGGCGTGAATATGATTTTTCAATTAGCGGAACAAGCTTTTCTCTAACTTTAGACACATCAATCATTCTAGAACCTAATTCGGTTTTTTGAAGAGAAATAAAAATAAAAGTTGAAAGTTCATTAACTATTCCGTCCATTGTATATTAAATATAACATATGATTATATTTAAAAAAATTAAAAAAAGCGCAGGTGTCTATTTCATCATAATACGACCCAGCATTTTCTTCATCTTAGGATCATTCTCTGACATTAGATCATAATTATCAAATTGTGTAGGAATTTCAGAAGACAAATAAAGAGAATTATTAATATTATCAATATTTTTCTTCGGAGAATTTACATTATATAAACTGAGTAATGTATCATCGTGTTTTAAACCAAAATAATCTAACATATGAGATGAAGAAATATGACGTTTAGTAAATTCTTCTATATTAATTATTTCTGTAGTTGTTGATTTTGATAAAAAGTCCATTAATTTTTGGAGAAAATTTATTTTATTATTTGTTTCCGAATAAATTTTAAATAGTTCATGAGCATGAATATCTGATAGAATTTTAAGGAAATGTATATTTTCACAACCATTGAATAAATAAGTCCATAAAATAGGATGGAAATGATTTTTATCCTTCATAATTTTATTATTTCCATTATTGAAAATTTCATTGTAAAACGTATTGTAAATTTCAGACATAAATGAAAACATATTTTCACGTTGCATATTAATATCTTTTAATTTCATAATTCCTTTACAATCATTAATGAAATCTTCATTTGAATGAACGTATAAATCATATAAACTGTATAGGCATTGATATTTATAAGCGATACCATAATCTAGTTTACGATGATTAATAATTTTATCAATTAAAAATTCTGTAATTTGAATTCCTGTTTGGTAATGTTTAGAAATTTCCATTAAAGTTGATTTATTAAAGAATATTAATTCGATAAATTTACCGATAGTATCAACTACTTCAATATTCGAATACATTCCGCCAAATAAATTAAATCTGGAAAAATTGGAAATAAAATAAATTACTTTACCAAATTCATTAAATAATGTTGATAAATCAGATAGTGTTAAAAGAGTTGGTTCTTTCTTGTTTAAATTCATACATAATACAATTGATAAAACTGTTTTATTATTTTTCTCATTTGGATACAAACATTTATTATTAATACACACAGTTTGAACTCCTGTATTTTTATTTGGATTAGAAAACAAATCTAAAACCAATTCTCCAATTTGTTGATTGTTTTGAACTATACGATAAACATTCATATTTTGAAGAAGAATAGCGTGTTGTTCCGGTTTATTTTTTTTAATGAATTGAATTGAGAATAATTTTGACATAATTAACATTATTTGTGATACAGTATAATTAATTTCAAAATAAGGCATAATATCATTTTCGATTACACCATATAACATTTTCCATTTATTAATATAATGCACTATATCCCAACTATTTAAAACATTGTTATTTTCATATTTCATTTTCATTTGTGAAAGAATATCAATTTCTAGATCACACCTTTTCTCTAATTCAATAATAATATTTTCAATAATATTTTTAATAGTATTTGATGAATATGATGTTAAATAATTTATATATGATTCAAAACCTAACATATTTGCTTTCACCTGTTTATAGATGAATAAATAAACTAATTTTGGGATATTATTTTTATAAGATTGACAAATCATATCATCTATTTTTTTTCTGATATTAGAATTATTAATAAATTTATGAAATAAATTGTAAGTTTGCCGATCTAAATGAATTTCATAATTTTTAGTTGTCGAATTAAAATATTTTTCAATAAATTCTGATGGAATTCCGATAATTTCAGATTGATTTAAAACAATTGTTGGAATATTTTTGGAGAAATCTGAAATTAATTTAGATTGAATTAAGTCAATTTTATTATTTATTTCTTTAAAACGTTGATCATGCATAGTAATACCAGCTTTATGAGAACTATTAATTATTTTATTAATAAATTTATATTCATCTGAATTTTTTTGATAATATTGAATTAATGTTGTTAAAATTTTATAAATATTCTCATTATTCATAATATGATTATTATATTGATGTATCATATCTAATAATTGTTTCCAATTATTTTGATTTATTCCCAATTCAATCATCAAACGAGAAAATCTGGAAATACAATCAAATTCATAAATATCATCTGAAATAAAAGCCAATAATGAATTTCGATTATCGCTTATAGTTAAATCAGTTTTTAATTTATTTTTATATGTTTTGATTGATGTATAAATCATTTTTTTAACTATATCAACAGTTATTTCGTTATTCCAAAGTTTCTCGACCAACATATATATTATTTTTTAAAAAAATCCAAGTTGAAAAACGCTAGGTTTAATAAGTAATGATACAATCGAAAAATAAAAAATTGAAATTTATTTATTATGATAATATTAAAACTAATAAAATCAATAAAGAAAGATGAATAAACTAGACAATTATATATTATCTAAATTTTATAGCTTCTTAGATATTGATGAATTAAGTAATTTATCTCAAACTAATAAATTTTACTATCAACAAATAAAGCCAATAATAAATCAAAAATTTAATAAATTATCATTAGAACAAAAAAATAATATTTTAATTAAATTTGCTAAAAAAGGAAATATTGAATTATGTAAGTTTGCCAAAGAATTTGGAGCAGATAATTTTAATTTGATGCTTTTGGAAGCTGCTAAGGAAGGATATGAAGAAGTATGTGAATTAGCAAAAGAATTTGGAGCAGATAATTTTAATTGGATGCTTAAAAATTCTGCTGCAGGAGGACATATAGATTTATGCAATTTAGCAATAGAGTGGGGAGCAACTGAAATTAAATGGATGATGTGGGAAGCAGCTAAAGAGGGACATTTGGAAATATGTGAGTTGGCTCAAGAATTGGATGAAGATATAGTTGATTGGATGCTAGAAGGAGCAGCGCAAGGAGGAAATGATGAATTATGTGAATTAGCTGTAGAATGGGGAGCAACTAATTTTAATGCTATGCTTAAAGAAGCAACAAAAGCAGGACATTTTTCAATATGTGAATTAGCATTGGAATATGGAGTCACGAATATTAATAAGATGCTAGAAGAAGCAGCAAACGCTGGACATATTGAAATATGTGATTTATTGATAGAATGTGGAGCAGATAATTTTGATAGCATGTATGATATTGCAGCAAAAGCTGGACACCTTGAAATATGTGAATTTGCGCAAGAATATATTTCAGAAGATTAAAAAAATTTATTTATAAAATATATAAAGATTAAAAAATATAATAGAGTATAAACTGTAAATAAATATGGAAGGAGAATTCAAGTTATTCGTTAGCAATGTTCCATACAATTGCACAGAAGAGGAATTTAGAAATTTTATGATGGCATTATCTCCATCAAGTCTTAAAGATGTAAGACTAGTTAAGAAATCAACTAGTGAAGTTAATCAAGGATTTGGATTTGTAACTCTACTAACACAAGAGAGTATGGAAGCATTTAAGAAACAGGAAGTAATTTTTAATGGAAGAAAACTCCAGATGTCTGATTATGTTAATCAACAAAAGTTTTATAAAATTCATGTTATGAATGTTCCGGAAGCACTAACAGAACAAATGCTTTTTGATATGTTTTCCCAATTTGGCAAAGTTGATAGTGTAAAGAGAGATTTCAATTTTGTTACTAAAGTATTTAAGGGAACAGCAATGGTTGTATTTACAAATTATGAAGATTTTAATACAGTTCTAACCAAGAGAGAACTAGTATTTTCCGATGATGTTAAAGTAACAGTAACCAAGAGAAGACTACCACTCACTAGAAAATTTGGTGTTAGAGCACCACTACATGTTCAACGTCAGCAAACAACTGTTCAACCACATGAATTTCAAATTTAATATTTTTTTAAACTAAAATCATTTTTAATAATGATTTTATAAATCTATTCTAAATTGATGGAGTTTTATGATAGAGAATATAAATGGTTGTATTTTTAAGATTATTTAAATTTAATGATTCCACAGTTTTTAAACATGGAAATTGATTTGGAGTAAATGAAACCAAAGTATTATTTTTGAATAGAATGGTTTTATATTCATTATTTTTGGTGTGATAAAATAAACTATTAAAAGCCCATTTTAAATTGGAATACTGATGAGTTTTTGGAAATAAAGATATGTTTTTATTAATATTAAATTTGTCACTAATATTTTTAATTTCAAACATAATACAAATTGGAATATTATTAATGATATTTTGTTTATTCCATTCATTATATGATGATTGAATATCATTTTTAGATGATAATTTTATAACATAATTGGAAATATTTTGCGAAGTCGATGAAATTTCATAAGGAACAAAATTAATTAATTTGAATAAGAAAATAATGAAATCATTTGGGTCATAAAATTTAAAACATTCTGTAATATTATTACTATTTTTCCAACCTAATGTAAGTGCACAAACTCTAATTTCATTTAATAAATGATATGATATAGATAAATTATTTCTTATATATTGAATAAAATTATTATTGATTAATTTTTGTAAATATAATCCATTGGAATTTTCATTATTATTTTCCAATATTAATGTTCTTTCGATCATTGATTTTTCGTAAAATAAAGACATCAAACCGATGCTAATATACGATATATTATTTTTATCTTCAATTGTAAAATCCATATATTTTATGGAATCAATTTATTATTTGAAAATAAACATATATGAAATAAATAATAATTAAAAAATTATTATTTAAAAAATTTAATTTTATTCAAATAACATTAAATTAGTTATTTAATGTTTCTTTGAGTGTCTCTTTGAGGATTTCTTTGAGACTTTCTTTGAGGCTCTCTTGGGTGCTTTCTTTGAGGCTTTCTTTGGTTTTCCACCTTCTAGTTGGCATCCTCCGCGTTGTTTCTTGGATACCTTCTTGGAGGCTTTCTTGGATGCCTTCTTTGAGGATTTCTTGCTTACCTTCTTGGAGGCTTTCTTGGCTTTTCCTCCACGGAGTTTCTTGGAGGCTTTCTTGGAAGCCTTCTTTGAGGATTTCTTAGAGGCTTTCTTGCTTACCTTCTTGGAGGCTTTCTTTGGTTTGCCACCTTCGAGGTTTAGGAGGTTGTTGAGGTTGAGGTTGAGTTCTTCTAGTGTTTCCGGCATATTGATATATAATTACTATATAAATTGGAAAAAAAACGAATTTTAATATTTTTATTAACCCCTGTTTTAGACATTAAATATAAAACAAAAAGAATTACGGATAATAAAAAAATGAAAAACGAATAATTAAATAATATTATTGAAGTTTTTAAAATATACCAATTAAAATGGCAGATTTTGAAAGAAATTCATATAAATTTTTAAATAATTCTGTGGAGATGAATTACAATAATTATCCAAAAATTATAATTGAGACTTTAGAAAAAGAATTTCTCTTAGTAAAAACAGATTTATGTTCTCCGAAAATTCATAAAATTAATGCATTTTGTCGGATGAAACACAATACTATTACAATTTTTGATATTATTAAATTAATTAAATATTATTTATTTGATAATGATGAAGTGAAAATGATGGAAATAGAAAAAAACATAAGACAAAATACCAAGAATTACAATGATTTTCTAATTACAGATTACGTTGATATTAATGAAAAATCAAAGAATATTAAAATTGTTTTAGAAAATAATGATATTGAAAACTGGATAGTAGTATTTCATAATTTTTCGAATCCATTTTTAAATAATTACGAAATAAAAATGCGAATTATATTTTCACAAAAATCATTTCCATTTCAACCACCACAAATTACCGAGATTACACCAAATTTAATGAATAATTTTCATAATTTACTGAAACAAAATAAATTATTCAGTCAAAGTAACTGGACTAAAAATAGTAGTCTTCCAGCTATTATGGAAAAATTGTATAATATCATTAATGAATATGGAAGGATTGATACATTAAATATTGAGAATCAACAAATGACAACAGCTATTAGTAATTTTATGGAAATATTAAATATGGAAAAATATCCTTCAGAATTGTTCGAAAATAAAACAATAACACCACAACAATCCACTAAAAAAACAAATACCGGAATTGGATATGCAGCCGGATTAGTTAAACAATGGGATGTTAATAATTATGTTAAACAAAATTCTGAAAAATACGAAATGATAAATTTTATATTATTGGATATTAAAGAAAATATTTTGAAAGATGATAAAAATATGAACTATTGTATTGTATCAGAATTTCCAAGATGTATTATTAAATTTTTAACAGAAACAACAAGTATTGATTTAATTAATTATACACATGTCTATGCAAATGTAATTTATATTTTGTCAAATTTGTCCATAAAACATATCCAAACAATTTTGAAAATTCGATATAATAGTAGAACATTGAAAAATTGTATCGATAATTTAGATATTACAATTAAGAATTGCAAAGATTTAACTATTCATGCGATGTTTCAACAATTAAAGAAAACTATTGACGAATGTTGGCGCGATAATCAAAATGAAATTATTGAAAATAAACAGAATGAAATAGTTATTTTAGATAATAAAAAAATATATGAAAATATTTTAAGTAAGTATCGTTTTGCCGAAGCTGATATTTCTGGAAATTATTATTATTATTCATCCAAACTCAAAAATAATGCTCCAATGACAAAACAAACAATCATGAGAATTAATGCCGAATTATCATCATTAAATTCAGATTTACCAACTAATTACGATGCATCGATATTTATTCGTTTTGATCCTAATAATTTATCAATAATGAGAGCATTGATAACGGGACCAAAAGATACACCATATGAAAATGGGTGTTATCTATTTGATATTTATATTCCAACAAATTATCCAAATGAAAATCCGAATATCCAATTTATCAATCATGGCGGGAAAAGATGTAATCCTAATTTATATGCTGATGGTAAAGTATGCTTATCATTAATTGGAACATGGGGTGATAAGAAACAGGGTAATAGCGAAAACTGGAATCCTACAACATCAACAATATTTCAATTACTACTATCAGTTCAATCGCAAATTTTAGTTGAAGATCCATGGTTCAATGAACCGGGAAGAGATGGGATGAGAAATTCAACACATGGAAAGAG